ATGCAGAGGGGGGGTTGAAATTTCATGACCCCTCCCCCCTACCTAAAAAATTTTTATAAACTTTAAAAAATTTTTTTAAAAACTTTTTTGTTTACAAAAATTCTTTGAAATTTTTTGGGGCACGACTGGGTGGGTACTGCCCTGATGATAGCGTACAGTTGCTCGTGTAATAGTGTGACACTATCCCTAGCATTCAACTATTCATACAAACTAATCCATGTGTCTACCATCAGAACATTCCTATGTCTTGGTACCTATGCACTAGAAGAAGTTTTAGAAACCTTTCTGTACATTCCTGATACATTCTCTTTCACCACTTCATCAATAGCATTCTGTACTGCTAGTGCCTGGTCAGTCTCTGACATTTCATCAGAGACTAATGCTATACGATCAAGTAGTGATGGTGTATCATAACCTGCTTGTCTATCCCATGCGAACCATTCATCAAAGTTAGTGAATGGATTGAATGGATTGTCAACTGTTGTCAACATGTACTCAGTATCACTCATCACTCACCTCAGTCTATGCTAGACTTGAGAGTGGACAGTGAGACACCAAGTGCCTGTGCTACCTCTGCTTGTGTGTAGCCAGAGCTAAGCATAGACTGTGCACGAAGAGTCTTAGCTGATGTCATTAGCTTATCTACCCTAGGTGTAGCCAGCTTCTTGACTGTGTCAAGGTCTGCATTATCTAGGATGTCCTTAAGCTTACTGTTACTGATAGCGCCAGCCTGTATCGCATTCCATTCTTCTTGAGTAAGAACGATACGTTGCTTGCCTGCACCAGTACGGATCCTTGCCTCGGTCAATGCTTGATTCTTAATCTTCTTAAGATCAGAAGCATCCATGTCTGGATTAGCTTGACGCTTCTGGGATACCACCTGGTTTGCTACAGCCTGGGCCTGCCTCTCAAGGGGGGCGTTCTTTTTGGCCAGGTTTAGTTTAGCATTGAGGGATGCAACCTGACTTGAATAGGTTACCTTTGCTGTAGGTGAATAGGGGGTAAGCTTAGTACCAAGAGCTTCCTTCCTAGCCTGGTTAGCTAGAGACTTCAACTGATTGGAGTGATCTGCATACACCAACTCAGTGGGGTGTCTCGCCAGAGAGACAAGGGTATGCGCATCATCAGTCAAGGCCAGCTTATCAAACCGTTGCAGCCTGGGCTTAACCTTACCCGATCTATCTACATACGTCTTTCCTGTTTCGACAAAGACTTTCTTTCCCGTAACCGGATCAACAGGGCCGCCTTCTTTGGAGGGGCGGGGTTTTAATTGAGGTACGAACTTGTCAGACGTGGCCCTAGAGATAATGGTAGAAGCACCGGCTGACTTTGCCCCTTGATACTTCTCCTTCAAATCAAGGATACCATTATCCTTAGCCGAACGCTTGAAATCAAGGTCATGCTTTTCCGAATCAATAACTACCATTGAATGTCGGATAGCACGCGCCATGTCTTCTGAGCTGGCACCTTGAATGGTCATGTCAGTAATCAAGTTACTAACCTTACCCATCTCTTGCTGCTTGCGACTAGATGTAATCTTGGGAATGTCTGAGCCCGCAGGAATCTTGTAGGTCTGCGGGTCAAACCCCTTCAATCCTTCGAGGGCGGGGGTATGTTTTATACTTCCCCTGTTGTTGGGAATTACAAGTACATGATCGCCATCGAAATCTGCACCCGAAAGACGTTCGGCCACTTTGTGGTGAATACCTACTGCATCTTGGGCGCTCGTACCCAGAATCTTTCTGGCTTCTGGATTACGATTGTTCACAGTCAATTCAGGAATCTCAAACGTACCACCATGAGGAAACCGTACTAAAGCTACACGTGTACCATTCTGAAAGGTAGGCGCATAGATCTCATGTTGTTTGACAGAATTGACAGGAAGAATTACTTTAGTCGCTTGACCAGGTAGAGCTGCAGCCTTTAGATGAACTGATGCTGAATCGGTTTCATCAGAAAAGGTCTCGAGCAACTTCTTACGAACAGAAGGATTCGTAAGATGACTGATGTCATCGAACTCAGTAAGCCTTCGCTCATACGTCATGTTGAGCTGTTGCTTAGCTAGAGCAGGACTTTGCTTGGATAGCACCTGAGAAGAAAGAGTTCGAGACCAGTTGTCCCAATCTCCTTCTTCATTGACAATGTTCATATGTCCGCTCTGACGCTTGATGGTAGCACCAAAGGGATTTGACATATCAACACTTCCATCTGCTTTCTTTTCCATCTCCTTCATCGCATCCTTCTTGCGACCCGTGCTTGCCTTATTGGTATTGAACACCAAATCCGTACCTTCAGGAAGGTCGTCTTTGTACATGGCCATACCCTTAAGGTAATGCGTTCCATCTACAGCAATTCGAACCTGTGCATAATTGGACTTACCTAGATCAAGATCCTTTACACCAGGACGAACATAGATGACACCATCATTCTTTCCGCCACCATCTTCAGCATAATTGATGCCCACTCTTCTTGAACTTATAGATGTGGGAGGACGGATGTCTGAAAATGATCTACCATGATCCTCTGAATGTTCTGAGATCAATTTGATATCAGCACGGTTCTTGTACACTTCTGAATAAGGAACATCGGGTGCGGACAACACTTTACGTGTAGTGTCTTTACCTGTTCCCAATTGAGGAATCTTCACATAGTGAACTTTATATCCCTCTTCTTGAAGCATAGACACAGCAGTCTTCAGCTTATCAGGACTGATTCCTATGTTTCCGCCATCAGAGATCGGTAGATCAAGTTCTACGCCTCGACCAACATCAATATACTTCTTATCCGCAACCTGCCTCTTGAGCATATCAGCTGTGGAATTGAGAACGTTTACCTTGTCTGTCTCACCAGGAGCAAGAAGAGCTCTCACAGATGACTCGTTGATACCCATACGCTCACCAATTTTGACGTTTGAGTATCCCTTGTCCTTAAGGCGCTGTGCCTGAGAAATCTTTTCTTGCTTCTGCTGATTTAGAGCAATCGTCTTGGAAGCACGAAGCTGTGTCGTGGTAATTCCGAATCCCTCAGCAATCTTAGATTCGGACATACCTTGCTTTTTCAGATTGTCAACAGTATCGAGAAAACTGCGATTACGTGTACTCTGGGAAGATCCTGATCCCCAAGGATAACGACCAGACCGTCGAAGAATGCCGTAATGTTCAAGATGATCTTCTTCGGATCGAATCACGACTCCTCCTCACGTCTTAGTTGTCCAATCAAAGTATCAAACTCTTGGATCTTGTCCATAATAAACATAATGTCCTCCGGATCTGCATCGTAAACTATTACCTCGTCATCTTGGTAGATACGAAGTTCAATTCCTATATCAAATGGATCCTTACCGTATTCGAGACAAAACAAGGCAGCGTATACTTCAAGCTGGTGTACCGACCCTTTAATTACTCCAGTCTTCAAATCAGAGATTCGAAGCTTGTTGTACCTGAACGAAATTGCATCCGAGGTGCCAAAACAATTCTCCGAATAGAACAGAACCTGTTCAGGAATCATCCTGTAGTGAATGCAATCGTTTATGTACATCCCCAAGATTCCAGCATAATCGGAGAGCCGTCCTGCCTTGATCTCTGCCATAGCGTATTCATGTTGAGCCGTTCCCCAAGCAGCAGCTTGAGCTGTAGTCCAACGTTCTGACAGACGATTAGGCGTGTAGTTAATCCAGTGGTAACTACTAGGACTAAGAAACGCATGCTCTCCGTGAAGTGTCAAATGCTTGTTGAAGCGCATCCAGCACCTCCGATTCATTCTCTGGATAAATAAAAGCCGCAAACGACATCTCATCCAGCTTAGTGACAAAATGCGATTGGTTCGGACGATGCCTTGACCCAGCTGAAGCCTTCACTTCTAGTGAGGCCCAGTTTGGGCCATGCAGGATCATGAGATCCAGTATCCCCTGTTGGTAAAGAGGATCATTCTTTACTACCACACAACCAGGAAACATCTTGTAAAGCTTCTTAATGAGCTTTGCTTGATACTCTGTCTCGGTCACATACGCTCCTCCTTTTGCGGATGAATAGATGAAAATGTTAAGAGATCATCTATCTCTTTCCATTATACCCTACGATTTTAACTCGACCTAATAGCTAATCGTCTAGAACTCGTTCAGCGTCTAAACTGCTGTGGCCCCAAGTTGGACTGCCCTTCCCTTCGGTTACTTTTTTCCATCCGTTGTCGAATTGGTTGTCTATGTAGAACTTCTGTCTTCCCTGTACGATTTCCACAGCTTCCCGTACTGTTCCAAGATACGGCTGAAACCAAGGTTTCTCGAATCGGCCCGAATTACCTACTATGATTTTGACTATTCGAGCCTCACATGGTTCGAAGTTCCAATAGGTTTTTTCTTTGTCATTCAATAACTCTAAACTCCTGATATGTAGGCCACACATACGTGCGGTTCAGGATTGACAGAACCAGATCTTCCTCGAGCAATCCATACTGCTTTGCACACTCAAACGAATTCTCTGAAATCACCCCAGTCTTGATATCCTCGAGTGGCAACAATATAGGGCGAGGGAACGGACGCTTGAACTGCTGGTTGTACTGGATGGCAAACCATCGTGGACGCCAGTCAAGATTCTCCACATGGTTGTTGTGACGATCACCATTCAGATTGATGGGCGTGTCGAACGCCTCACGATGATGAGGATTGAACGCCTTCATTACCAGAAGCGGTACAGACCTGTGCCTCTGCTCACCATCTTTCATCATCCCTATACAGACCAGGCCAAACTGATTCTCAAATTGTGAGAGAATTCTCCCAGATTTCTCAGACCGTATACGCCCGTGATTGCTTACACTGTATCCAGGAAATCCCTTGATGGGTTTCCATAACTCATTCATTGCCTGACAGTCTTGCCAACTCAGCCGACACGATGTTGTCAGTCCTCACCCTGCGCATTGGAACCTTGCCGCGATCCGTCGTCCCGGATTGGACAAATACTGCGTATCTGCCACCGGTTTGGGGGTCAACCTCGATTTCCTTGAACACTCCGACGAAGTTCGTCGTGACCGTAATTACGTAGTTTTTGCCCTGTTCGAACTCCATTTCGGAGCCTCCTTTTTAGAATCTTGGCAAATCTTGGCAACTTTTTAAGACTTTTTCCGCTTACCTATGCTGAATTTCCTTGACAGAACTTGCCAAGAAAAACTCAAAAAAGTTTTTTAATATTATGTACTTAATAGCTAATACTCTATATACCTTGAAAGTCGCGCGTAGAGTATAATAGACATTAAGGTAATAATAATAGAAAACTTTTTTCGAAAAATCTTGGCAAACGTTTCAGCCAGAATTCAGCATACCTAAGCGATTTCTGACCGTCATTTTTGCCAAGATTCTGCCAACGACATATCAAATCGTCCGATATTGAAGCTCTTTTTGGCTTTCAAGCTCCTCCAAACGGCCTCATCAATAATGCTTCTAGACCGTAGTGCGTAGTACCACAAATCCCTATATGGAGTATTCATCCGATCTATCCTACCGTGGGCCTGTTCCCAGTTTTTATACGA